CCAGCGTTCAGCACGCTGAAATGCGTACCGTCGAAGGTGATGTACTTGTTGGGTCCGTTGCCGAAACGAACCGTGCCAGCGGCAGCGGCGAAGTTAACATTGATCTCGCCGAGATTGTATAGATTGCCGTAATTGAACAGCGCTCCGCCAGCCAGCGTGAAGTTGTTGCCGTCAAAGAGCAGATACTTGGTGCCGGTATTGCCGAAGTGATACGCGCCAGCGCTTGGAGATGGTGTCTGTGACCAGACGTTGCCGACTATCGCGGCGTCGCCGACACCGTTCAGCGCGCCGTTGTAGGACAGTGACTTGACGCTGGTGACGCCGTTGGCGCGGTTGATGGTCAGCGGCGTATCGAGATAGGCACCGAGATCGCTGTAGCGCAGCAACGAGAAGTTCGAACCGTTGTTGCCGCCGACTTCCGGTGCCTGATCCGCCAGCGACAGTATCCAGCGCCGCACGCCGGAGACCGACAGCGCCTCGATCATGCGGTGCTCGCCGGTCGCGGTTGGCCGCAGCCGCAGCGACGGGTTTGAGGTGGTGATGGTCAGTACGTTGTTGATGACGCCACCGGCTGCGGTGAGCGCATCGACATAGGCCTTGCTGACGGCGTGCGCCGGTTGCGTTGGCGTGAAGCCAAGCGACAACGGACCGCTCATGGCGTCGCCGGTGCGCTGCACGGAATTGGCGTTGTATTCCTGCATCCTCGCGCGAGACCATGCCGTGGTCGGGAACGAAGTATCGTTCGAGCCGACGACTGGCGTGATGCCGTGCTGGACGCCGATGTAATTCACCGAACCGTCGCGGCGGATGAAGTTCTGCGCATCGAGGCCAGCTTCCGACAGTGCCTCGGCGGCAGCAATGATTTCATCGCGGTAGATCGCGACGTTGGCAGCGTCGGTCGCCACCTGCGCCGACATCGGCGCGACGGCGTCGTGGTAGAGCTTGGTGGAGTCCGCCATGCCGGGCGTGGACGATATCATCCAGCTCGAATGCGGCCCCGGGTTGCCGTGGATCGCGGTGACCGTCACCTCCAGCAAGCCATCTTTCTGGGTGTACGATCCAGTGCGCGCGATGGCGTAGTCGTCGATGCTGTGCTCGATGATCAGGTACGGCGACGGCGTGAACGATTTGCGCTGCGGACCGTCGTCGATCACGAAGGTCATGTAGCCCATCACCAACGTCAGGTTCTGCGAGCACGGTCCGAGCAGGAAGCCGAGCTTGGTGACCTTGATGATGTCCTCGGTCGCAGGAATCAGGATTTCATTCATCCGCGACAGCGCTGCCGCCCTGATCTCCTCGATCACCTGCGAATAGATTTGCGCGGTCGCCTCCAGTCCCTGAAAGCGACCTTCCAGCCCCGGCAGCAACCGCTTCATATAGGGAAGCAGTTGCGTGCCCGGCTTCAGTTCGAATTCTTCATCCAGCCGCTTCAGTGCCATGTGCCACGCCTTCTTTGAGCTGCTTTCAGAACAACCGGGTCTTAGCTGGGCTGGCTGTCAGGATCAGCCGGGATATCGCCAAGCTCGACGGCGTCGATGATCACCGATGACACTTCGGTGCAGGTCGCACCGGTCATCTGATAATCCTTCGCCGGTGACAGCATGCGACCGGCGAACGCTATCGGTGCGCCGATCTTGATGGCGTAGACCTTGAGCGGATCGTAGGACGCAGGCGGCGTGCCTCTGGCCTGCGGCAGCTCCGGCGGAGAATCCTTCGACGGTGACGACGGTCCGCCGATGTTGATGGTGCGATCATCAAGCCATTCGCCGGGCCGCACTTCCCTGCGGCTGCCCTTGCCGTTGGCCGCAGCGGGCGGCACATAACCGCCGCCGCCGGATGTTGGTGGAGCGAGCCGGGCGCGCGCGGCATCAACCGCGCTCTGTCGCATCGGCACGTTGTGGTTCTGTTGCGGATATCGTTCGGTGGCCATTCGTTGTTTCTCCCGTTTTCTCTGTCTCGTTAAACGCCGATGTCAACGCGTTCGCCAACCAGATAGCAAGACCGCACGTCGTCGGTGGTGCCTTCGATGCGGTGCTTGTAGGCGGAGACCGCGACGCCGCCGAGCGCAGCCAAATTCCACGTGCAGCGCCTGATCAGTGTGGTCGGATCGTTCGGGTCCGGCTCATCCTCGATCAGCGACGGCGTCCGCACCGCCGTGTAACCGGCACCGGTCAACAGCCGTGGCGTGAAGGTGTGGTAGGGAGGGCCGCGCCACGATTCCAGACGATAGTCAGCGTAGATCGTGCTGACCGGCGCAGGCATCGTCCGAGCAATCGAGATGTGGCGGAAGTCCGGACGCGGTCGCGATGTCAGCGACCGTGAATTGGAAGCCACGCCAATGCCCGGCATTTCGTCGGTGGTGCCAACCAACAGCACGCGGAACGGCACCAGTGGCGGCATATTCCACAGCGGGTTGGTGTCGTAGTAGCCGAGCGGCATCCACGTGCCACCGACCTGCACCTCGAACGTGATCGTGGTGCCGGGCGGACGCGTCGAGTCAAAGTTGAGGTCGATGCTGACGATGCCGCCGATCAGCTCCAGCGACAGCAACTGCGCGGTGACGCGGTTGCTGCGGAACTTGGCGAAGTTGAGCCGGAACGCCAAGTCCTTGGTGAGATCGCCAACCGACCACGCGCCATCGCTCGATGAGAACAACGAGCCCTGCGCGAACTTGTTGTTGTGCACGAGGCTGACGAAGTGGTTGCCAGCGGTCTGCAGCACGATGGCATAGCGTGAGCCCTTCGCCAGATAGGTCGGAAGGAATTCAATGCGGGTGTGGTTCGGCACAGTGCGCAGCCGGTCCGCTGTGATGGTGGCGCGCGCAATGGTCTTCTCGAAGTTGGGCGCACCGACCGCATTGGTTTCGCAGATCAGGCAGTGCACGTCGCCGGTGGTCGAGATGCGGGTGAAAAACAGATCGATCGATGTCAACCAGCCGCCTTGCGAATTCAGGAAGGTCTGCGAGATCACCGAGCCGGACAGGCCTTCGATGGTGACCACCTGACGCCAGTAGTACGAGTCCACGATCTCATCCACCCAGAACTGCGCGAGCCGCAGGATGGTGTGGTTCGGGTTGTCCTGCACGTCGAGGATTTGGAACGTCTCGTTGCCACGCGTCAGGATGTTGCGGATCGGATCGTAGATCAGGTCGGTGTTCGGCGTCATGCCGCCGACGCCGCCTGCCGCGTTGGCGCGCTCGCCGTCGGTTGACGATGTCATCCAGTCGCGACCGGATGGTGCGAACCACCAGACGCCGTTGGCGCAGACATAGAACGCCGTGCCCCAGCGGATGCGCGTGCGGGTCTTGGCGCACAGCTCCCACGAGATGGTCTGATATTGATACTGCGAGATCGACAGCTCACTGTCGTTGCCGAGCACCTCCAGCCGCGACATCTGGTCATAGACCGGCAGCACGAAGTTGGCTTGGTTGATGACCGCCGGGTCCATCGGGTTGAGCAGCGACATCTGGCTGTCACGTTGCGCAGCGTCGGCGAAGCGCACGCCCTCCTCGACCTTGGCCAGATAATCGACATGCTGCCAGTCGCTCTCATCGTTGGTCAGGAAGTGATCGGCACCCCATGCCGAATAGCTGTCGGGCAGGTTCAGCACTTCCTTGACGCGCGCGACATCGGACGCGACCTTCATCGTGAACTTCATCGACGCGGTGCCGTTCAACCGCGCTGCCAGTGCGGCAACGTCGGTCGCCAGCGTGTCGAGCCGTGACGCGGTCTGCGAGCGCCACGCATCGTTCTCGTTCATCCGGCTGTCGAGATCGCGCAGGTTCGGCGCGCGGTTCTCATCCACCATCTGGATCGAGATGATGCCGGTGGAATCCAGCAGTATCCACGCCACCGCCAACGTGTTGGAGGCAACGGTGGGAAACTGCGGGTCAGGTCCTTCAGCGCCGACCACGGTCGAGATGTTGGCCCAGCGGCGGCTTTCGGTGGAGACCACGCGCGCAACCGTGGCACGTGTCACCGGATCGGTGAGGAAGGTTCTCGGTTCGGTGTCGGTCTCGATCTCTTGGCCCCATGCGACCACGCCGACATATTTGCGTGTCACAACCGGCAGCACGCTGAGCAGATCGAGCGACGCTCCGCCCTCACTGTCGTTGTAGAACACCAGACCGGCATGATAGAGCCGACCGTTGCCGACCGTGACAACCGCAGGCGCAGTCTGCACCGTGGTGAAGCCGGTGTACGCCATGTCGGGGATGAGAACATCGCCGACGACGTGATCGAAGGAATAGCGTGGGAACAGACCGAAGTTATTGAAGTCCTCGACCGTGACCTTCTGCCAGTCCTGAATGTTGACCTTGCGTTCCATGTTGCTGCCTCTTCCCTCAGAGCAAGTTGATGACTTGCTGATCTACGGTGGTTTCGGTGAAAGCCCGTTCGCGTAATTCAATCAGACGTGTCGGATCGTAGGCAACGCGCACACGATCACGCAGCGCCTGCGAGGTAACCACCGCTCGGTTGCTGCGGTCGAAGTCTCGCAGGTCAACCTCGCTGGCGAAATAGTTGTCATCGACGGTGTAGCCCTCATCCGCGAACCAGCTCCAGACATCATCATCGGTGTGCAGGTTGATCATCAGGTCGGCGGTATAGGCTGGCCACGAGACGTAATCGACACCGACGAACGAGATGCCGCCGGTGATGCTGCCGACGATGGCGGGATCGTACAGAAAGATGCGGTCCGCCAGCATCCGCGCAGCGTCGTAGCCTGCATCGGCGTAGTACACCAGCGGCACCGGCGGCGGTGGTTCCGGCACCGTGTTCGGCGGCGGTGGCGGCAGATAGATCGGGTGCGACGGCTCCGGCTCCGGCGTGTACAGATTGCGACTGTCGCTCCAGTCGCCAGCAAAGAAGAAACTGTTGCCCCAGCCAATGTCGCTCTCGCGCTCATAGCGCACGTCGATGGGCTCCATCCCGGGCAGCACGGTGTCGAGATGCAGTTGCGATTCCTCGTGATTGTACGAACCGTCGATGCGCAGCGTCACCAGTTGCGGCACGATGGCTTCGGCACAGACGAACCGCTCATCGTTGACGAAGTCCTCGGTCATGATCGCCCAACCGGCCTGACCGGGAATCGCAACCCGTTCGTAGTCAATGCTGTTTCGGCCATCGACAGTCTTTTCGAACGTGTAAATCTGCATCGGATAATCGACGCCACGGATGCGAAGATAGGCCTTGCGTCCGTGCAGAGCCTCGCCGTCGTCGAGCCCGACGTGCCAGCCGCAGCCGCCGTCGCCGCAGAACAGGACATCGACGCCGTCCCAGCCAACACCTTCCTCGAAGGTGATGCGCAGCTCCGGCAACAGATGTATCCAGAAGTCGTAGGCTTCCTTGCTCATCGACGGCGATGCGAAGAACGATTGCGGCGGCCTGATCGCCTGCACCACGTTGTAGCCGCCGGTGAAGTCGCGGCCAGCGTAGTGCAGCGCCATCTCGATGCCAGCTTGCGTGCCGCGCAGCGATTTATATTCGAACTGCCGCGCCACCCATTCGCGCTGCGTGCTCTCGCTCCAGCCTTGCTCCCACAGCAGCACGCCCTGCGCATAGCCGAGATAGGGCAGGTTGTTGTAGCTGATCTTGTACGGGTCCCACTGGTCGGCGATAATCTCGGCATAGGTGCCGATCAGCCGCTCACCATCGACATCGGCCATCGACTTCTCAAGGCCGGAAGCCGAGCGATACAGCAGCTTGCCGCCGGGATGACTGATGATGCCTTCGGTGACGATATCGTTCATAGCGCTCGCCCGGCAAAGACGACGTTGAGGCTTTTGACCCTGACTACCCAGTCCAGAGGTATCATCACGTCGTTAACCGGTTCGAGAATGTCGATGTGGTGCACACCGCTCAGCGCGCACGCCGCGTGTATCGCAGTGTGCGTGTGATCGTGGCCGAGCCAGTATTGGTTGTTCAACAGCGCGCTCAGATTGTCGTTGATCTTCGTCAGCGTCGGGTCCTGTATCGTGCCGGGATACAGCCAGACCCTGATGTCGTAATTGATCTCCATCACCTTCGGCGGATTGACCGAGATCACATCGGTGAGCGCCTGCCGTGACAGGTTGGCGATGTAGCCACGGACGAAAACCAGTTGCTCATCGGTCGGCTTCGGCAGCGCGGGCGGCTCCATCAGGCAGGTGATCAGGATCGTTGGATAGTAGTCGTGCTGCACGCTCCTGATCGCAGTGACATCGCGCAGCTCCGGCATCGCCGTCAGCGCCCAGAATTCGTAGGCTTCCGCCGTGCCGTGCGGGCTCAGCGTGTTCGGCGACAGCCAGATGCGGCGACGATATCGATCATCGCTCTCGCCCGGCAGACGTGGAATGCCGCCGGGATAGCGCGTCGCGATGGCGTCGAGGTCGGTGCCAATCGCATAGGCCAGCGTGATCGAGCGCGCCGCCTGATTGACGCGGTCGCGCAGCATCAGCTCGAAATAGGAACAGGCTTCTTGGTTGATCTTGATCGGATCGAATTCCAGCTCTTCGACATCGTACTGCGCTGCCGACGGCGGATCATAGCTCGCCCACAATTGCTTCAGCCGCGTCATGCGGTCGGCAAGGATGGTCTCAACGTCGAGCCGCTCCAGCACGATCATCGGCTGCAGGTTGGCAGGCAGGATGATCGAGATGCGCTCGGTCAGCCGGTCGGCCAGCGCCTGTCCGCCGCCGCCGATGTTGCCGCCAAAACTGGTATCGCTCATGGAACGCTCCCCGGTGTCGTGCCAATGCCAAGCGGCGGAGCGCCTGCCACCAGTCCGGGCCGCCGCTCCCACATATTGTAACCGCGAGACACCAGCCCGACCGACCGACGCATCTGCGGGCTGTCGTTGCCGAGGTGGCCACGCGGGCGATAGACGCCCTCCATCGAAGTAGTGAGCTTGCCGGTGCGCAATTCTTCCGGCGAGGTGAGGGTTGAACCATCGGCGCGGTTACTGACCCGCACGCGCTGGATTCGATAGTTAGGCTCCCACAGATCGAGGCCGGTGGCTATTGCCCAGTAGAACCGGGTGATGGTGTTGGTGGTGGCGTTCTCGCCGATCAGGTGCGGCACGAACGAACCGCACCATCGACGCAGCACGCGCTCATGATACCGCGTCGAGAAGATCAGCAGCATCGACTGCACAACGTGATCCCACCCTGTCAGCATCTTGCCGGTGTAACGGTCCATGCCGATGCGGACAGGGCTCAAGGTGATGCGGCCCTGACGCAAATCGGGCCACATGTCCAACGTGGGATCGTAGACGTAGTCGGGCATTGGCTACGCCTTTGGTACGTGGGCCTCGGTGGTCTTCGGCTGCGGCTGGTTCGGCGGGTGCTTCTTGTCCAGCTTGCGGTCCTTCTGCCGATCCTTCTGGCGTTCGTTCTGCCGCTTCTTGCGCTGTACGCTCGCCGGTGTGCCAGCAAACGCGGTCGCGCCGGATTGCGTGCGCCGGTCGTAGCGCGGCAGACGCGGCAGCTCCACGTCGTTGTCCTCGCTGCGCCCACGCGTGACCTGCGCCAGCAGCTTCTTCGCGCCTTCGCCGATCTCGCCGACCGGCTTCTCGCCCATCAGGCCCTGATCAATCCAGTATTGGACCTGTTGCAGAACCGCGAGCACGTACTTGCCCTTGCCGTCCGGCTCGCCCTTGTCGTTCTTGTCTTCCATCACACGCAAACCACCGAGCGTGTCGCTGGCGTTAGGATCGTAGATGTAGAACTTCTGCAGAATCCGCGGTGTCCTAATCATTCGTGCCATGCTGGTCTCTCCTGTTGAAGTTACTTGTCGTCGTTCGGGATCGGGTCCTTGCCGAGGATAGGCGGTTGCGAGAAAATGATCTGACCTTTTTTCACCACCACCCAGTCGCTGCCTGCGCGCAGCTTCGCACCATCCTTGTGAGAAGCAACACGAACGTCCTTGCCGATGCGAAGTGTGTGGCCGCCGTCCTTGTGCATGCGCGACTTCATCACTGCCTTGTCGCCGCCGACGTGGCCCTTCTGTTGCTGCTTGCCACCACCGCCACCACCTTGTCCACCGCTCTGGCCGCCGCTCTGCTGTTGCTCCTTTTCCTCGGGTTGCAGCCAGTGGTCGTGACCTTCCTTGGTGGTCTTGCCGCGATAGTCGTCCTGTTGGTAGCTCTCCTCATCCTGCCCGGAGCCGTCGGCGTGCTCCGGTGTCTTGAAGCCTTTGTTCGGCGCGTACGGCGCGATCATGCCCTGAGCGATGTCGCCGCCCGGACAAACCAGACTGAGCGTCTGGCCTTTCTTGTAGAACCGCTGCTCGCGCGCGCCGCCACGCATGTTCGATGTGTTGAGCCACGGCGACAGTATCTCCTTGCCGTCCTTGTCCTTGCCCATCAGCATCCGCATCTTGGTGCCCTTGACCTCGTGCACGGTGCCGACCTGATGCATGTCGGACATCTGTCGCCGCAGGTCGCTGATCTGCATAATCAAGCGCTGGGTGTCATCGCTCATTTCAGCTCGATCCTTATCTTGGTCACGGTCTTGTCGATCACCTGTTGCGCGATCTGGCGCAGCGTCATGTCAACATCGATGCGCCTGCCGCCTGTCCTCCGTTTCGGATCGGTGCCCGACACCGTCGTCATCGTCACCGGCAAGCGCCTGCCCTTCGGCGCGTAGGGCATGATCACGCAGCGGCAATGCGGATGCTTCGGGATGTGCTCCTGCGCGATCTCGTAGGGCATCGGTCCCGCCGCAGCCAGCTCTTCGCAGTCGGGGCAAACCAGCTCATCCTCTTTGCTGACGATGATCACCATCGTCTCCGGTTGCCGCTCGCCGAAGTCGTCGCTCTCGCGTCCGCCCTCCAGCTTGCGTGCCGCCGCCGGGCCGCTCTCCATCAAGCCGCCCTTCACCGTCACTTCATATTTCAGGCTGCCGGACTTGGCGCGCTGCACCTTCATCATGCCGCGTATCTGTTCGAGCCCGAGCCCGGTCTGTCGCGCCAGATTGACAGCTACCAGCGAAACCACGGAATCTCCCACCTCGTTCAGACTGGTTTCGACCACGGGTGTTGTGGCCTTCGATGCATTGCCGAGCTTACTGACGTACTTTTCCAAATCACTGGTATCGATCTGGATGAGACCACTGCCGACGCTGCTAGGTGACTTCGCCATCAGCCTCGACCTTGTCCTTCCCTTCCTTGTTCTTGACCGTCACGACGTTGGTCGAGATCGTGAAGCTCTCGATCAGGCCGTGCTCTTCATCCGGCTCCAGTTGCATGTCATCGACGCCGATCTTGCGCAGGATCGGTGCCTCGCCATGCTTGTCGGTCAGGTCGTCGCCGTGCAGTGTGGCGAACACCCCGATCTCGGAGGCAAGCGGTGCAAGCCCAACGGCGCGCAAACCAAGTCTTCGCACGCCGAGCGCAGCCTGCACCTGCTCCCACTTCGGCGCTGCCTTCTGGCTGGCCAGCGCTGCGCAGATTTCACCGGCATGATCCATGTTCGCCTCCGGATGCGCGTTGGCGACCTCGATGAACTTGTTGATCGGGTGATCCGCTGGCACCTCGACGCCGGGCGGCAGATCGGAGATCACATCGCAAACAAATGTCAGTTGACGCGCAGCCCAGCGCCGGGCGCGGTCGGTTGATGCGCCACGCTGCCCGGTGAGGCGGTCAACGGTGATGACGAAACCCTTTAGCAGCTCGGCCCAGTCGCTTTGCGGATCGCCGAACAGCGCGGCAATCGCTTGGTTCTCGACCATGTCGAGCGCGATCTCCATGCCCTCATCGGTCAACGGCGTGCTCAGTTGCACGCCGCCGGTCTCGCCCTGCACCTTGGAGGCGACGCCGATCTCCAGCACCAGCGCCAGCTCACGCTTGCGGCCATAGACATCGGTGCCGTTCTGATCGGTGCGGTTGTCGGCATCGGTGTACACCACGATGTAAGGCTTGGCCGCCTCGTTCAGCATCAGCGACTGCGACAGCGGTGTGTTGTCGCTGTCGAACACGCGGTCGTCCGCCCATGTCGTGCCGCGCAACGCAGCCACCGCACACAGCCGTGTCAACATGCGGATGACGCTCATTCTTCCAACACCCTCACCAGATGCACGTCGGGCCGACCACCGGCTTCATCGTGGATGAACGTCACGTCGTAGGTCTCCAGACGATCAGGAAAATAAACCCGGTCGCTCTTGCGCAAGCCGCATTGCAGGATCGGCTCCTCGCGGATCGACAGCGAGGTATCGACCACCGCCTGACGGTGGATGGTGGAGCCGACATCCTCGATGTTGCCGCGACTTTGCACGTAGATGCCGGTCGCCACCACTTGAGGCCGCGACGTATCGGGCACCGTGGCG